TCCAGTAGTTGATGATAAAGTTAATGTTCCTGTTTGACCAGCATTCGTATGTGATGCTGTCATAGTTGTTGTTTCAATATTGTGATCCATGAATGGACCATTGGTAAATTCAACACTTGTTAATGACCAAGATGTATGACCTGTTCTAGCTAATTTTTTTACAGGATGATTAGGATGACAAATATACATAACATCTGCAGATTGTGCATATTTAATATCAAACAGTTCTGCTTCTAAATATGGTGAAACTATTTCATAAGCTGAACCACTAGATAATATTTGACCATCATCTTTATAGAAACGAATGTATTGATTGCCAAACTCTAACATATAAGTTTGTGTTGTACTAAATTCAAAAGGAATTAATCTTGTTTCTTTAGAACTATCTTTTACTTCTGCTACAAACTGTGTACCACTTCTTCTTGCTGCACTTCCATGAGGAAACACAATCATGTTTTCTAATGTTTTACATCCTGTAGGATATTTTGCTAAATCATTTCTGCCATCTAATCTTGGTGATAATTCTCCACCTGTGAAGTTCGTTAATTGAACAGCAACTCTAGCCATAGGTTAGTACCTTGAGTTTATAAAAGTAGAAGCTCCCATTACATCTGCTTGACCATTATCTGGATTAGTATTGTAACCTTCAGTAGCATCTACAAATCTAGCTTCTCTTAATTTATTTTGAAATAAAGTATACATATTAGAAGCAACAGGATTAGATGATGTAACTGCGTATGCAATATCAGCAGCTAATGCAGAAGAGATTGTTTCTCTTAACAACTCATCATATTGATTAGGATCTGTAATTCTTGCAACATATTGTATCTTAACTGTTCCATGATTTGCTACAATCTTTCTACCTTCAATCTTATAATCATAATCGTAATTTAAAATTGTTAAAACTCTCAAGCAATCTGCAGGTAAGGTAAACTGATAACTAAAACCCCATGAAGGTGTTTCTGTATCTTTTGCAAGTTCAACTCTTTTAATTAAACAGTTCCAGGGATGAGATCTAAATAAACTATCTCTAACTTGTGTGTATCTTGCGTTGCAAAGTCTTGCGTTTTTTGAATCTTCTGTAAGTGTTAAGATTGTTGATGCACCAAGTTGGTTTAATGCTCCATTACAAATGTCTACTACTGATGCCATACTATTTCCTTATTATATACTTTCGCCTTATCTGTCTATCTTTTTCTAAGGCAAAAATTTCTTCTGTTGTTCTCTCTTCTTTGGTGTCAAATCCATAATGATTTTTGCCATCATTCTGAAATCTGTCTACCAAAACATATCTGTATACATGATTATCTTTTTTAAAATGTAGTACAGGTTTTAATTCTTGTATCTTCTTCATGCACTTTAGGGGGTTTCCACTCTCGCTTCCACCCCCTAAAATTTATTTACTATGCTTCGTGAGCAAGTATTTCTACAACTTTAGCTTCTTCCATTCTAGTTGAACCGAAAGCAGCAGAGTAGTAAACTTGCGTAGCATAACCTTTATCAGATCTTTCATCGATTCTAGCAGTTGAATCTTTTCCAACAGCTAATGCAACACCATCTTGTACGAAAGCGATACATTTTCTTTTGTTTGAAGCGATTGTTAGTCTGTTAGTTACACAGAAATCAAAACCCAAGAAAGTATTAACATCACCAGATGCTAATGCTTTTACTGTGTTGAAATCACTTGAAGTTACTTCAGTAGTTCCTAATAGATCTGTGATCTGTTTTGGAGATACTATGATGTATCTTTTTAGTGAAGGATCAACATCAGCTAGATCTATGATTTCTTTCGCTTGTCTTAATTTAGCGATAGTTAAACCAGCAGTTCCAGTTTCAGCGATCTTTTGACCAGCAGGTAATGCAACAGAAGTACCACCAGCAACACCTGTATCAGATGCTCCTGTAGCAGCAGCAATAATTGCATCATCCATTGCTCTACCCATTGCATAAGCAGCAGCTTGTGCATAGCTAGAAGTAGGATCTACTAACATTCTTACTTTATCTAGATCGTCTACAAGATCTGCAAACTCATAGTCAACAAGTGATACACGTCTTCTACTATGTGGTGTATCTGCTTGAGGTGTGTTCGAGTGTCTAGTTGATCTTACAGTTGCAGTTACAGAACCAATTTGGTCGAAGAAAGCATTCTTCCCTGTAACAGATTCAAGTCTCACTTTATCTCTTAAAAGTGATCCTTTTTGTTGTGATAACATTTGTATATTTGAACTGTATTGTTCTACAAATGCTTTTGTTATTTCAGTTGACATATTATGTCTCCTTAATTGTTAAGTTAATGTTAAAACAAAACAGAGACGTTATCAGAAATTCTGGCTTCTCTTGGATTTAAAGTCTTTTAGACTACAATTCTATTCTTTGTTGTCAGTAAGGTGCTTACGCATTGTCTTACTTTTCTTAGGCGAATTTTCACTCGCCTTAGAAACCCATGTATAATATTCTTCGCAGATTGGCAAGGGATTAGATTTTTGATTCTCTGATCCACTCTCTACAACAATACGAAGTATTTCTAATCTTAATTCTTCTTTATCCATTGATCATAGTTCTTAAAGTAAATACTTGTTGAACTACCTTATCATGATCTGGATGTGCTTTATTCCAATATGGACCATTAGTATCGTTAACAAGTTTACTAATCTCAGCTTCATAGTCTGTACCTCTATCAACATTTTCACTTTCTGTACTTACTAATTTATCTTCAGACATTAGATTGGCAATACTTGCAAAACCTTTAATTACAGAAGGATGATCTCCAATACGAGTACCATCTTTTAATTCCATGTTAAGAATATCTTCACTCATGTTTGCTTTAGCAATAGCACCAGCTTTTTTTATATTCTCGTCATAAGATCTACCCCATTCTTTACGAAGTTCTTGTTCAGCATTTGCTTGAGCAGTTTCAGTATCTACTCTTGCTTGTTGCACAGATCCTTCCATAGAATTTTTGTAGAACTCCAAGATACCTTGTGCTTGTTTATTATTTAAACCAAGTTGATGAGCATTCTCTGCAAATTGTTTTATTGCACCTTCATCTAATGGAGCTGTTTCTGATTTTACTTCTAACTTGTATTTGTCTGCAGATTCTGGTCTGCCAAGTTTTCCATATACTTCATTCCATTGATCGTCTGTTGAGTTTTCATTTGGTACTGCAACTTTGTCTTGACCAATCATTCTAGTTGCGTTGATATAACTTTTAGCTAACGCATCTATTTCAGTAAACTTAGAAATGTTTGGATCATTTCTAAACTCTTCTGATATTGTTTCTTTCCAAGACTTGGCAACAGTTGATGGTTGTTCGATTGTTTGAGGAGTGTCTGTAGTAGTTGTTGTCTCTTCTACAGGCACATCAGTTTGTGTTATCTGTTCACTTGACATTCTTATTCTCCTTTTGCAGCATTTGTTTTATAAATAGAAGTACGCTACGTTGACCTTCCATATATGCACTTTCATGACTATCACCTTTTACGTTGGTGGTAGAATGATAATGACATCTTTTTTCTAAGTCAGACAAAACCTCTTTGCCTTCATCTGTATTAAAAATATATTGATAATTGTCTTTTAGTTTTTTAATTATGTTTTCCAACTGTTTATTTGTTTCCATATTATTCTACATCTGCATTAGCTACTGCTTTCGCTTCTTCTGGCAATGCTTTTGCTAATGGTGCTACTTTTCCCCCTGCTTCTGCTAGTTGTTGAACTTGTTGCATTTGTTGCATTTGTTCTTGTTGTTGAGCTGCTTGTTGTCTTTCAGCATTTAGTTCAGCTTGTGGCTTCAAAATTTTTTGAGGTACACCAACAATGCCAGTTAAATGTCTAACCAATTTATCCATATTGATATGATCGAATACTGGAGCAACATTTGATAAGCTACCTAAAATTTCAATTGCTCTCATAATAGATGACAGTTCTGTAGATTTTTGTGCTTTAGCAAGTGGTGATACATATTCAATTTCTATTTCTTGACCAGATAAAAATTCTGGTGCTTGTGCAAATAAGTTTCTTCTCATTAAGATTGCAAACACTCTATCAATTAATGGTTTTAATAATTCAGATTGAAGTCTACCAAGAACTGGTCCAAGTAATCTCATCTTCTCTTCATTCCTTTGGATAACTTCTGTAGCTGTCATTTGTGGACCATTTTGCATCATAAGTTGATTAACATAAAAAGCATTTCTAATTGAGTTTCTTCTTTGCTCTTCCATGTTTAAACCTAATGTATTGTTTGCACCAATGTTTAGTGGTTCAATTCTATCTCTAGTTCCTGCTCTGTAAAAATTTAAACCACCTGGTACTGTTCTTACAGGTAACATAAAACCATCATCTGGAACTAATAAAGGTGGATCAACTTGTTTTTGCGCAGACTTAATTATAGTTTTTGACATTTCATTTAGCATCTTAACGTCTGGCAAAGCTGTCATTGCAGGAGATCTACCATAAATTTCGTGTGATGCTTTTAAGTATCTTGGTACTACAAATGGAAATTCTCTAAAACCAGATACAGATAACTCGTCTCCAGAACTTGCATCTAGATACACAGATTCAAACTTCATGTTTTCTGTGTCTTGTTTTTTAGGATTAAAGTCTTCTCTAGGATAAACTGCATGAAGTATTTCTACTTCTTCGTATGGATCTTTTTTTGCTATAACTGCAATGTTAGTTGATACGCTACCAAACTTTTGTATTGCAGCTCTTGCAGATATTCTAAACTTTCTAAATACTGTATCAATTCTACCTTTGTCATTTTCTGAAATATACATTTCATTAATGTGTCTTGTAGAAAATTTTATATTATCTTCATCATCTTCTTCGATAAACATTGCTGCTGTACCAAATGTAATTAAATCATGATACAATTCAAATATTTCTTGTTGAAAGTTTGATTGATTAAATGCAGAGTACATAACTTCAGTAGCAGATTCTAACCATTCTTTTGCTTCATCTTCTCCTTCCATTCCTTCGCTTTTAAATTTTAAAGAGAACCAAGGTGTAGATGGATTAGTCAACATACCATGTAATGATGCCGACAATAATTCTACTGATTGTAATGGAGAACTATCAAAAATAAGTTCTGTTCTTTTGTCACCCTTAGATCTTGTTTTAGTAACATCTGCTTTTCTTGGTTGCATATAGTCTGCAACTTCTTGCCAATGGCTTTCCCAATTTTGTCTTTGAGTTTTTAATCTATCAAATCTTGATAATAAAATTTTTGCTTTTTCTGATTGAGCCATACTATCTACCTAATAAACTTGGTTTGCCTAATGTCAAGTCGCCAGTTACACCAGTAACGCCTGTCATGATTGTTGGAGATCTTCCTCTAGCTTTTGCTTTTCTTTTTCTTAACATAATTGGATCTTCAGCTTCAGCTGTTGAACTCTGTGAAACTTCTGCAGTAGTTGGTGATGTTGACGTTATATCAGTTGTAGATTGAACAACTTGATTGCCACCTCTGTTTTCTCTCATATTTTTTTCATGCTGTGCTAAATTTTTTTTATTTTTATCTCTTTCTGTTTTAAAGAAACCTTCATCAGGTCCCGTGTTGTCATAAGCATTTTTTGAAGTTCTTTTACCTTTTTCATTTATATCTCCCACACCTAGCTTTGTAGTTGTAGTGCTATTCATTTGACCACTATCAGTTCTTCCACCACCATTATTGCTTGCACCAGGAGATCCCATTACTTACCAAAAGTTAAAGATGATTTAGTTTCAGATTTAGTTTCAGATTTAGTTTCTCTATTTACTGCTACACCATTCTGTAAATCATTCATGTTATTAAATTTAGTTTCTGCTTTTTTTGCAGCAGGTTTCTTTTTTGTAAATGCTTTCTTAATCTTATCTAACATATTATGCTCCTAATAATTTTTTCTTTTTAATTGTTTTTTTTCTATTTGTTAATAATCCACCAGATTTAACTAC